AGCAACAATGCAAGATCAATACTATGATATTCTTGCTTCAACCAAATTAGAAGGTATTGAGCATGAGCTCAAGATTTCTATTGTAAAGTTTCGTAATGATTTCAATCCTAGAGTAATTGTAACATCTTTAAATGATCCCAATCTTTCAGGTTACGTTGAGTATAAGGATAAGCATAAAGCAATCATTGCATACAATGAGCTTAATTCAATGCGTAATGTCGTTCGTTTTTTAGAAACTTATAAGACAGAACCTAGTTCGTATAAATTTGAACTCATACTTAAAGATGAAAGAATCAAGAAAGGAAAAGAAGCAAAAGACGAAGAAGAATTTGGGTTCGAACCTGAAGGTGGAAGTTTAGCCGAACCTTCTTTCGGTGGCGGCGGTGAAATGGCTAATTTAGAGCCACCTGAAAGCCCAGAACCAGAAGCAGGAGAGCTCGGAGCAGAGGCCCCTGGAGTAGTATAAATAAAGGAGTGGTTATGGACCAACTAAAACTTATCATAGAAAATGACATATATGATTACGATATTATATTAGAACAGGATAATGCAAATTCTCCTAAGTTCTTTAAGATTCGTGGACCATATGTTGTTGCTAATCAAAAGAATGCAAACGGAAGAGTCTATGATGCTTCTATGATGGAGTGTTCTGTCAATAATTTTGTTACCGAAATGGTATCAACTGGTAGAGCGTTAGGGGAATTAAATCATCCTGACCACACAGAAATTGACCCACAAAGGGTCTGTCATAGAATTACGTCTCTATCAAGAGATAATAATCAATGGATCGGGGAATCTATTGTTCTTTCTAGTTCTCCAGATGGCACAATCAAAGGTACACCATGTGGTGATATTCTTGCAGCTATCCTTCAACATGGCGGAAAACCTGGTATGTCTACTCGAGGAGTGGGTAACATTGATGAATCTGGTTTAGTTAATGAATACAAATTAATTACTGTTGATTCAGTATCAAGTCCCAGTGGACCTGGTTGTTTTGTTGATGGTATTCTTGAAAGCAAAAACTTCATGATTAATACTCACGGAGATATAATCGAGTCGGCTTATCGTCAATTTGAGAACGGTGTAAAAAACCTTCCTAGTCACGAGAAGAAGGCATATTTAGAAACAATATTGAAAAAGTTTATTGAATCAATATAAAAAGTAGGAAATTATTATGGACAAAGAAAAAATAAAACAATTTTTACAGGACTTGAATGCAGGAAATGCGAAGGCAGCAAAAGTCGCTCTTAAAGATATCGTTACCACAAAGATAGCAGATAAACAACAAGCAGCAACCGATGCCGTGGTTTTAACCACTCCGCCCATAGCAGAACCAGTAGAAATACCTGAAAACTAAACGAAAATATTATAAATAATTATATAGAAAATTTTACTTAGGTAAGGTTTTCTCTTGTTTGAATTATTATATGTATACATTATTGAATAAGGAGAGCGCTTTATGAATAAATTCAAAGAAATTCTTGAGAAACTCGATCCAGAAAAAACTATGTTGACGGACGATACTCGAGAAGAATTAGTGTCTATGCTAGAAGCAAAGATGACTGCTATCAGAGAAGAAGCTTATGTAAAAGCGTCTGACAAAGCGAACGAAAAGATCAAACAACTTGATGAAAGCCATGCTACTCGTATGGAAACTTTAGTTGAAAACGTAAAAGCAAAATACGAAGATAAAATCGTAACTATGACAGAAGCACATACAGCTCAAATAAATGAAAAAATCGAAGAGATCGATACAGACCATTGCCAAAAAGTTCAGACATTGGTTGACAGTATGGATGAAAATTTCACTTCTAAGTTTAAACATGCGTTGACACTTATGGATGAAGACCATACTTCAAAGCTAGATAAACTAGCAAAAATGTTCAAAGAACAACACGTTACAGACAAAATGGCTGATATCGTTGATGGTTTCTTAAACACATATCTCGAAGATGTAATGCCTGAAGCAGAACAAGCAGACAAAGCAAAACTAGTTCGTTTAGAACAGTTTTATAATAGCTTAACTGAACTCGTTATGGTTAATTCTGACTATATCCAAAAAGAGATTAAAGAAGCTGTTATCGATGCAAAAAGTCAACTTGATGCTAAAGATAAAGAAATTAATAGTCTTATGTTCGAACAAATCGAACTGAATAAAAAGATTGATAAAAAAGAAGCAACTCAGTTGCTTGAAAGTAAATCGAACGATCTATCTCCTGCTTTGAGAGCCTACGTAACTACACGTTTCGAAGACTCAACAAAAGAAGAAATTGAGGAGAATTTCCAAGAAGCTATTACAGCTTTCAAAAAAGAAGAAGCTAATAAGAGAACAACTCTTATTAGAGAAGCTGCTTCTAAAAAGAAAATTGTTAATCCTAAAATTATAACTGAGGATGAAACAATTATTAACGAACCCGAAAATGATGAGTTTTCTGGTTATATAAAAGTCTTAGAAAAAGCGAAATAAACGCTTAAGAATATTTGGAGGAAATTATATGTCTATGTTTCAACATCTTAGCCCTGATTATCAGGAAAAAGTAACGAAACGTTGGGCTCCTGTTCTAGATGCTGGCGGAGCAATTGAAAACGAGTATACTCGTGTTGCAACTGCTATGGTATTAGAGAACACACAACGTGAATTTGATGAGGGTAAAACTCTCATGAATGAAGATGGAATGAGTGCAGCTGCTGGCGGAGTTTTAGGTTCTACCTTTGACTACGGCACAAATGATGCTCGTATTCCTACTATTGTAATTCCTACAGTTCGTCGTATCTTCCCTGAGCTTTTAGCTCATGAAGTTGTTGGTGTACAACCAATGAACGGCCCTGTTGGATTCGCATTTGCCTTCCGTGCAAAATACGGAACTCAAGGTAAAGGCGGAGCAGTCACTTCTGGTGACGAACTCGGTTATAACAACCTCGAATCTGCATTTACTGGCGCGTCTGGTAATGCTGGTACAGGTTCTTACTGGGAAGCATATGCTGGCGCAGCCGCTACTTCACTTTACGGTGGAAAAACCGGTTTCGGCGGACAAGGTGCAGAACTTGGCGATTCAGAATTCTGGTCAATCGGATCTGATATGCCACTTGCTGACTTCGGTATGGAAAAAGGTATCGTTGAAGCTAAAGTTCGTAAGCTTGCTGCTTATTGGAGTTTAGAACTTGCTGAAGATATGGCCAAAATGCACGGCGTTAACGTCGATGGCGAAATGGTTAATATCCTTAGTTACGAAATCCAAGCAGAAATTGACCGTCAGTTAGTTTCTGAAATGGTTAAAGCTGCTATTGGCGGTAACAAGGTTTCTACATGGAGTCCTGTTTCAGCTGACGGTCGTAACCAAATGGAACGTATCGCAACTCTTTACACTC